TCTTCCTTACAACGCAAAAATTCAACGATCTGTTCTTCAGTGAAGTTAATCGGTGTATTTGCTTTTTTTAGATTAGGATTACCAAGATACTGTTCACTCATAATAAAAATTTAATTAACTATTACTTTTAAGAACTAAATCAAATCCACCACTAACTTCAATCTGTCCATCAGTGGAATTTGCTTCTAATAAGATATCTGATTTCTCTGTCACCTTGATTGGTATAGTTTGATTTTGAGAAACATAATTGCTTTCCATAACAATAAACTGCTTTGTATTCCAAGCAGCATTTGCAACAGTATTATCTCTGGTTACAATGCGGAAATGAACTGGTTTTTCCTTTTCATCTACACCACCATCTATCTGAAATATGTATGCAGTATGCCCAGCAGGAACTGTGTACGCACATTGAAGTGTTTGTCCATATCCTGATGGAATATATGCTACTGTATCACCATCAACCTCAACAGTAATATTACCAGAGTTTGTGCTTCCAGTATTTGCAGTTACCAATCGTGCTCTGTGAATTCTCAAAAATTGTTGAGTTCCGCTTTGACCAATAGTAATAGTTTCTTCTACTTGATTATAGTCTCCATCAAGACCAGAAACTAAAACTGTTCCACCATTATCAGCACCAGAAGATGAACTAGTAACAGTAGCAGTGTCTGTTGCTGTTGGAAATGTATAAGTTCCCTGCGATGTTACTGAATAATATGCAGTGAGACTTGCTGGAATTTCTCTATATCCAAACTTATTGATGTAAGCATATCCAGTATAAGTTCCCGCAGCAATATCAATTCTACTAAAAATATCTGCTCCTCCTGGTGGAGAAGTCGCAGCTGAACCTCCAAAATCATTGATAATGTTACCTTGCGAATCCGCAATCAACATCACCTCATGGAGAGTTCTCTCCTGATTTAGATAATCTTGATCATTTTTATTCCACTGTGCCATTAGTCACTCCAACCTAATCTTTCTGGTCTATATCTTTGAGCACTCTTTACTTTGGAAGAACCAGAATTCGGATAGATATTATGAACAATTGCTCCGGGATACTCTCCTTGAATTTGTTCTGCCAATTCATTTTTGGAAAGCATTTTGCCTTCTACTTCCAATCTGTATAATTTTCCTTCCCAGACGACATCAGCAAAGAATGACTCTTGTGTTTGTTCTGGTTCGGAACCACTCATATTAAGAGTTCCGTTAAAATCACCATTGATGGTGATGCTTTCTGATAAAAATTGTTTGAATGATTTCATATCAGCAGTTCCAGGCTCTAAGTGATTTGTTGATTCTGCTATCTGGATCGTTAGCAGTTTTAGAAGAGGTGAGTTTCTTTTTCATTCCTTTCATTCTAGCGCAGAATGACGCTCTACGGGGATTTCCAACCTTCTTGCTTGGTGCCTTAAGGTCTGATCCAGGATTCTCCCTTTCGTAAGATTTACGTCCCTTCTCGTTAAGTCCTCCCTCCTTATTCTTTCCTGCTTTTTTTGTCCATGCTGCTCCTTCTGTATGAAGAAGTGGTTGTCCTGGTTCATAGTCCGAAACGGTGTAAGTTATGATTCTTGCGCCAGGATATACTTTAGAAATCTGATCTTGAACATCAGACTTTTTGGGGACAGAAATTTGAGGGAAGAACATCTTCAATCCATAATTCTTACCTCTATAACTGAAGTAAGCATCAACGATGTTGCCGGTCTTAGCAGGAATTCTAACTGCTTCACCCATTGGTTTTACATAATTCTTATCTGGACCTGGTTTACCACCATTTCCACCTCTAGGTTTCTTTGGTCCATCACAAGCAGTTTTTCCATGAACTGGGCAGTCCATACCTTCAGAAGTATGAGAGCACTTCATTTCTTCACCCAATGCTTTTGCAGGAGTTTCTGCTTTTGATGTTGCCAATTGCTGCTGTCTCTTCTGAGCAATCATTCTATCAATTCTTGCTCTCTTCTTTTGAAGTTGCAATTCTTGGGGAGACATTGATGCTTCTTCTTTTGGTACACAATTAGGAACTAATCTACCACCTTTCTTTTTCATACCCACTTGCTTGTGAGTATCCCAGCAAGGATCTTTTTTCTCTTCAATTTCAGTTTCTTCTTTCTTGACGCAGTTTGGATATCTCTTCCCAAACATTGTCTTCATACCTTTCTTTTCATAACCTTTCCAACACTTCTCACCAAGCATCTTACTTCCAATACCTTCAGTTGGTTTTAAAGGTTCTGGTTTGATGAGGTCTATAGTTTCATAATCTGTAGGAACAAAATCATCTCTCCAATTTGAGAATTCTTCTTTCTTGGTGCTATTACCCCAGTTAGCAGCACCTTTCTTACGACACTTGACCAGTGCTCCTGACGCATATGCACTTGGCCAAACTTTATAACGAGACTTTACTTTATGGTAGCAGGCATCTTTCTTGCCTTCTTCAATTTCAATCTCGTCACCAACTTCTACATTATTTTCTGCGAACCATCCACGATTAACTTCCAAAGCACAACGTACCTTTCCGTTAGATGCAACTGCACTTTCGTCAAATGGTTCTAACTCTTTAATACTTTCAATGATTCCATCTTCTCTGATGAAAGCAATATCAAGAGGAATCTTTGTCTCTCTCATATGGAAAGACTGCTCTGCAACATCTTCAAAAACAAAAAGCATACCACTGTTGATGTCTAAACTCTCACGGAACATAAGTCCCAGATTGAAATCTCTAATGTTATTAGGAATTTCAAGTTGAAGTGGTAAGGTTGTAAATTCTTCTTTCATGCCTTTTGCCTTTTTCTCATTGTCGATGTTGTGATCTACACCACCGTGCATGACACGTTGCTTAAGTGTAGAGACTCCATACTTATCTTGTTTATGACGAACCATACTCTTGTAACGATCAAATTTGTCATTACCTTTTTTGTCGTACTTAGGTGCTTTCTCGACAATTGTTTCTTCGGTCTTCACGTTAATTGCCTTCCCTGAACGATTTGGATTTGGATCTTTACGATTCTTACGACGGAATGCTCTCTCTTCTTCATCCTTAGAGAGATTGCGTTTCATTTTACTAGAACCACACTTTGGTTTAGTGGTTTGTCCTGGTTGCTTTGCACAAGGTTTGCCAGCATATTTACCACCCAATTGAACCCAACCAGGTTTTCCATCAGATGATTTGCTCTTGCTAAACCAGTCACGCAAAGAGTTGTCACCACTCTTGTTTGCTTCATCAACAGTAGCACCATTTTCTTTACGAAGCATTCCTTCAGGGTCTACCATAAACCCAGCAGGAATTGGCTTACACTCCTTATTGGTGTAACAATAGTATTGTCCCGCAGGACAACGACCATTTTTTGCTTCGTTCATTATTAAAGAGTCTCTTATTATTTATGTAGTTGTCTCTTCTTCAGCATTATCTCCGGGTGCAGTTGGCCATTCAACATCATTTGGATTTGAATATGTTGATGGAATATCTCTAAGTGCTTGAGCATAAGTATCCAAGTCAGAAATATTATCAGTGGTTGTTGTTATTCCTATCCGAACCTCACTTTGATACCTCAATACCTTTTCATCAACTTTCTGCAATAAACTATCTCGTTCATCTCTAACACCCTGCCAAGCAATAGAAATTAAATTATCAATCTCTTGTTGTGTTAAAGCAACAACTTCCCATTCAATATCAATATTATCCCATGTCAATTTATGGGTGTCTGCATTATACTCTGGTGGATCTGATACCGTTGTTATACCTGCACTTGATAACTCATCGGCAGTAAAAGTAGAACTATCTGTTCTTGTAGAACCATCTGATAATCTGATTCTGTGAGGTAAAGTTTCTACGGGATAGTTTCCCTTAATTGAATATAACATTTTTAAATTTATAATAGTGTGTAATCTTGTGACATTCTAACCCAATAATATCTAGTACTAGTAGTGTAGTTTGGAGATGAACCTTCAAAATACAAATAATACCCACTGCTTGATCCATCAGCATCTCGTGTGCCACCTGTAGAACTTGAAGGTGTTCCGTTGGTATCATAATTCCATTTATTAGAAGTGCTGGTTCCAGTAGTAACAGATGAAAAAGAAGTAGTAGGTGGTGGATTTAAAAAGGTGGTGTATGAACTATACTTCTCCCATCTACTCCTTCCAGTTGATGTTCCCGGATCATGACTTATTGTTCCTGAACTTGTATCAACCAATTCCATGTTATCAAATTGTGGATCGTTTCTCCAATAATTACCCGTTTTATATGCAATATAAATTCTACCTGTCTGACCACTATATGATGAAAGATCTTCTGTATATGAATTCCATGTTTGTGTGAAACCCGTATGTTTTTGTCCAATAACCTGTCTTAACATGGTAGCAGTTCCATTGTTTTGACGCCAGTAAATATAAGTAGTGCCAATATTAGCACCATAAGCATAGTATCTCCAATTAAATTCGGGTGCTCCAGTTGGTGCTGCAGCATCTCCTATTGTTAAATTTCCAGTCTCACCTAAAATCTCTCCACTAGTAGATCCTCTTCTAATTTCAATTTTAACAACATTTGATTCTGATAAATCATCTCCAACTGGTCTAAGAACGAAACTTCCACTATTACTAGTAACAGTAAAACTACCAGTCACATCTCCAGTTAGAAAATCAGCAGAGGTTACTGTGGTTCCAGTAACAGTCGCAACACTATAATATAGTGTTGTGTTGTCAACTACTCCTGATGTAGTTACGGTAATTGTATTATTTGTCTCCTCATCTAACGCAGTTCCATTACTATTTGATATTGATTCAACTTTCTGCGTTGCTTGCCAACTATTAGAACTTGATAGTTGATGTGCATCATAAAGATCCCAAACACCTGATGTAGATGTTTCATCAATAGTTCTTAATTTGCCGAAAGTTCCTCCGTTTCTACTCATAACACTATCCTCTATCCATACTTGGTGTTTAAATGCTCTACCAAGTCGTAACACTCTGTAGAGGTATATGGTCTATTTGCAAACCCGGACTCCATGATTCCATTAAATGAAACTGAAGTATAAAAATTATCGGCAAATACTGGGAGTCCTGTATTTGCCGTTGTTCTTATACCATAACTTCCAGATGAGGCCAAAAAGGTAATACTACTATTATTAAAAGTATTATTAGTAGATCCAGTGCTCCAATTTTTATTTCTCAACCAGAAGTTTGCAGATCCATTTGAGTTTTGTTGAATAACCATACTAAGCGCATTTGTAGTATTCATAGTAAGGACATTTCCTGTTGGATTGGAATAATCTCCATCAGCATTAGAGAAATTAGTTGGTCTTCTATATTCAAATCGACTGTTTGATTGATGAACGAAAATCAAAGGTCCGTCAAACTCATCAGCATTTCCTTCAGTAAGAGTTGTTGATCCCTTTGCAAGTCCAAAATAATTGAAAAGTCTAGACCAATTAGCGTTGCTACTATATGGAATGTAAGTAAAATAAAATGTAAATCCTCCATTGGATATAATATCCGAATTTCCACTAGTATTACTAACTGTTTTTAACCGAGTAGAATTAGATAATGGATAATAATATCTAGTAATGCCACTCGAATTTGTATAAGAAGTTTTTTGTATTGTGCTACTTACTGTCCAATTTCCACTATATGCTTGAATATTGTTTTCAGAAAGATCATGATTTGTATTACTAACAAATGTAGATGGTCCATCTTGTGCAGACATTACCCATTGCAATTCTGGATTAGAAACTGGAAATGCAGATGTGCCAGGCCATGTTTGATTTTGAATTAATTTATTTGAATTATCAAGATCCCAAATACCAGATGTAGAAGCACTCGTTATATTTTTTGGGTCTCCAATAATATTACCATTTCTATGATGATATGACATTATTCACTAATCTCTTCATAAGAACAAGTCGCACTTAAATCTCCAGCAGCACTTGCTGCAACATACAGTGACATATCTTCCATTAGATAAACCGATGTATCTTTAGAAACAACAACAAGTGTTGCATCTGCAGGAACTGAAATTGTAGATGCTAATGTAGAATATGTTGTACCACCAGCAGCATTTCTAAGTGTTACGGTAATATCTGCAGCATTTGTTCCATCAATATTAGCAATAATCAAAGAGTTAATTTTAAGTATTTTTCCTGACGATGCTGCATTACTTACAAGAGAAGCAGCAGTGGTTGCAATATCAGTATCATATACAGTCTTTCCGTATATACTTGCTACAGATACTATATTTGGATTTGCCATTAATCAGATGCTCCTCTGTGAATTTATTTATTAATATCAACCAAAAACCATTGCCATAGCAATTGCTTTTCCTGTAGTAACACCACCAACACCCGATAGATTAGATCCATCACCATGAAATGATGTTGCAGTAACTGAGTTTATTCCAGAAACATTAGTTGAAGTATCACCAACAATATTTCCATTAGCAGTAATATTTCCGGCAGCAGTAATACTTCCATCAGCATTTACACTACTAGAAGCATAAAAAGAAGTGGCACTAATAATACCAACCGAACCACCATACATGGTGATTCCAGTGCCTACATTTAGGAAATCAGATGTTATGTTGGTTGAAACTAAATTTTCTGCTGTAATATTAGCAGTTTCTCTGGTCTTTCCCATGAGTTATTTTTTAGCTATTTAGTTATGATATCTTATATCTAATGATAACAATACCAGATCCACCGACAGCACCAGCAGCACTAGAATGCCCACCTCCACCTCCACCACCAGTGTTTGCAACTCCAGGAACCTCTGGATTACTGGATGGTCGTAGAGACGATGGCGCATAATCCATACCAGATCCACCACCACCAGCACCACCATTAGCAACAGCAGATGAACCTGGATCACCAGCACCACCACCTCCAGCAAACCATCTACCTGGAGTTGGTCCGGGTGTTCCATATGATGGAGGTATACCCGGATCATTTGTCCAAAGGGTTACACCAACTCCTCCAAATCTATAATTCGGAGTTCCACTTGGTCCTCCAGCACCACCTCCACCACTTGCACCTCCATCATATGGTGGTTGGCTACTTCCTGCAGGATATCCTTGAACAGCTCCTGGAGAATTTGGATTGTACACCGGAGAAGCTGGTATGGGACTTACAGCGTATCCTGGAGTACTTGCCGGACCTCTCTGAACTAAAGCATTACCGGAACTTACTGTATCATTAAGTCTACCATTAAGTGGAAAAAATCCGTTTGGATATTGGGGAGATGGACCAATCCATCCATTACCTCCACCAGAACCACCATCATCTCCCCAATATCCTGGCCAAGTACCTGAAGAAGGATGAGCATCAGTTGCTGAACCTCCAGCACCACCACCAACTGCAGTTATAGACGAAATACCTGGTCCTATAATTGTACTTGGTTGTCCAGGATTACCCATCCGGTTTAACGGGTGGGTGGGGGCTTGAGTACTACCACCAGTTCCTCCACCATTACCAACAGTAATAGTATATTCTCCAATAGGAAAGGGGTAATTAAAATCTTGGAAAACACCTCCGGCTCCACCACCTCCACCAGCATAGACAGTACTTGGTGGATAATAACCACCACCTCCACCAGATCCACCACCTGCAATTACTGCAACATCAACATTTCCACCTCTAGTGACGGTTAAGATTCCTGGAGATGTATAATACAAATACCTATAACCATTTCCTGGTTCGGAAACATTATTGGTTGAATAAGTTGCTCCAATTCCCGCAATATTATTATCTGTTTCTACTTTATCCGAAGAGGATGAACTATACCCAAATGCAGTGCTTTTAATCGGTGCCATAATTAAGCGTCCTTATCTCCTAAAATTGTTACTGTAATATCATTTGTTGCTCCTGTTGGCCCAGCAGATCCTTCATTCAAAACTTGAATGGTATCCCCATTATTTTCTAATGTAAAAGGATATTGAGGTTCAAAAAATACAGTTTCATCAGGAACTAATGTTAATCTTGCAACAGTATTTCCAACAGTTGCTACACCGGCACTTCCTCCACTATTAGGCACCATATAAACTCTTGCAGTTTGAGCAAGAGTTGTGTCAATACCAACATTATGAACTAAAATGCATCTAATATATGATTTTTTAGATGAGGATACAGTGTATACTGCTACTGAGTTGCCTGCACCCACAACAACTGGAAATCCTAAATTTGACTTAGATAGTGCCATCGTATGATTTTATTTGTATTTATGAGAATAGCATTGATTCAAGAGCATCAACTCCGGCAGCAGAAACTCCAGTTAAATTAGAACCATCTCCAGCAAAAGAAGTTGCTGACAAAGTTCCAGTGCCAGCATTATATGTTAATGTACTAGAATCTGTTTTAACTGGTTGATTTCCAGTAGAATCCTTAGCAAATAAAGGAAAGCAAGTAGTGTCTGAAGACTCATCTGCAATACTAACATTAGTTGCATTAGTCGCATTATCTACGTTTACTCCAGTGTAGTTTGAGTAACTAGTTGCTTCAAATACATCTCCAGTTGATGCACCTGTTACTAGAGTAATAGTAGTACTATTTGTTGTAGCATATTCAGTACTATCAAGTTTTACACCATTTAGAAAGACATCAACTAAATTACTATCATATGCTGAAACCGTGAATGCTGTTTGACCATCCAATGCTACAATTCTAGTAGATACTCTGGTGATTAAACCAGCAACCATTGCAGTTCCACCGAGATAGAGTTCGGTACAACTTATGATACCAACAGAACCACCATACATGGTGATCCCAGTACCAACATGAAAAGAATCGTCAGTAGGATTTACATAAAGATTATTGTCAGTAACTAGGTCACCAGTTCTTCTAGTCTTTCCCATGGATATCCTTTAGAGTTATTTATTTTATTATGCCTGAGATTCAGACCATGATATTCTGGAAGACACCTGGAATGGTGCTGTTCCATTAACAGTAGTAGTGTCAAGAGCACTTGCACAAATGGTCACAATATCTGGACCATTAGGGAATACTCCGTCACCACCAAGAACAGAATTACCTAAGTCAATCAGACGGGTTAAGTCAAATGTTTGAGAAGACACTGTTCTTTCACCATTAGCACCGATAGCACCACCAGATGCACGGAACTGATAGATCGTTGTTCCTTCCTGAATAGTATCACCAGATCCATGAGCAACATATTGCGAGAGTGAAGGAGATCCAACATTCTCATATGCGATATTACTCAATGCACCATTCAAGATAACACTGATTCTTGCATCATGAGAAACTGAAATGCCAAGTTCATTCAGTTTAAGTTGCATTCGGTTGATGATATCTCTTTCACCAACTGCACCAATCAAGTTGTTATCAACAGAAGGTGCAAGTCTCAAACTTACAAGAGGAATCAAAGAACTAACATCAACATTTTCTCCACCAGAAGCAGGAGCACCAATATTAACTGCTGTAGAATTACCAACGGTTGGATATACTGCAGGATAATTTCTTCCACCATATTGAAGGAAAATGTAAACTCGGAAATTAGATCCACTAAAATCAGTATATTCTACGGTTTGTCCATTTAATTCTTCATCAGCAGTATACAATGAAATACCATTAGAGAACTTAGATGCATCAGCAGCAGGGAAACTCAATCTTAAGTAATAACGATATTGTCTCGCAGAATAATCATAAGTTCTTGTTACTACACCAGCAGCATTAGTTGTTGATGAGTTTGATGCACCATTAGTGAATGAAAGTGCATTACCAGATGCAGTGAAGAGGTAACTATCGTCATCATCAAATCCACCATCCATAATAACTGAAGTTCCCCAGTGGAACAGTGATGGAACATATGTTGGTAATCCTGTGTTGAATGATTCGTATCTTGCAGGAACATTACCCGTTCTCATATATGCCTCATTAAGTTTGTTGTTATGAACAAACTCGTGCATATATTTCACATGACCTTTGGTGTCCTTAAATCCAAAACGAATCTTACCTGCACCATACCAAGAGTAATCAATATATGCCATCTGAATAGCATTGATATCTAAATTAAATCCAGATGGACCATTACCGTCCGCAGTATCAATACTCCAATTAGATTGCTGTACCTTAGTATCTTCAGTCTTTGTAATAATAACTCCATTATTACTTACTCCTCTATACTTTGGTTGAATATCAATTGAAGTATCACTGACGACTCTAGTAACCTTATATGACTGACCACGAACAACAATCTTATCTCCAGCACTCAAATGGTTGCCAAACTTAGTATTAACACCAGTTAATGTATTGGAGTTAAATGTGGCATTAATTGTTCCTGGAATTTGAGTGGTTGAAGATCTTCTTACAGCATACAAATATTGTCCATCATACTCATAGAACATTCCATTTTGATCGTCAAATAATCCACCACGAATACCAGCATTGCTATAAGAAGCAATCGTATATTCTATAATTCCTCCAGGTGTATCATCAGCAGGATCTCCACCCATTGTATAAGTGAAAGTAAATGTATCTGCACTTGTTATTGTAAATGATGTTCCGTTATAATAATTAGTTCCACTAGAAACAGTTGCTCCTCTTACCTTAATAGTATCTCCATAAGTAAGTCCATGTGGATATTCTGTCGTAACTATAGCAGTTGTTCCAGATGATGTAAGTAATCTTGCTGTGCGATAAGGGTTGAAGTTGATTGCCATAGAGCACTGAATGCCCTTACCTGACTGATAACGGAAATACTTTCTGGTTTGACGAATAACTTTAGAATCTGGTGAGGTTCCTGCAGTAATATCAACACCACCATCAAATGGTCTATGAATAAATGTTCCGTCTGCTCTCACATTTAGTCTTGTATCAACAAAGTGCTGTCCACTAGTCGTCGTAACTCCAGCATTGTTTTCTAAAGTCAAACTTGTATCACTAACAATAGATGCGATAGTTCCTTCCTCATATGGACCATAAGTAGCATCACCTTCCAATACAAAAGTATCTCCGATAGCATATGCTGCAGTAAACTTAGTATCTGTTCCAGTTACAACTTTAGAACTCGTTGATGTAGTAACTGTTCCTGCAGCAGCAACTCTTCCGGAAATACTTGGAACAGTTAAATTATATGCACCAGCAGATCCTTGAGTTGCACTAATAGCAAGAGTTCCAGCAATCCAATCATCTTCACTCGTAGAAAGACCTACATATTTGCTGTGCTTAGCATATGCATAATATTCGGTTGCATTAGTGAGACCACTAATATCGGCACCACTTGTTTTATTAAAAGTTACTTTTTGTCCATCAGAAAGTCCATGACCACCTGAGAAATTGATATAATAAAGAGAGTTTTCTGTATCTTCTACAACATCAGTATTTGCAAATGTCAAAACCCTAGAAGACAATCTTGAGTTTGCTGCGATTGACTTTGTTGTTGTCGTGACTCCAGTTATATCATAATAATCATCAGCAATTCCAAAAGTTTGTCCTGTTACAAAATTAATTGGTGCTGTTCCTGCACTATTAAAATCATATGGTGTTCCAGTATCGGACTTTTTAAGTTGAATTCTATTATCATCAACAACTCCAACTTTTACAGTATCTCCATCAGATAAACCTGCAGGTGTTAGTGCATCAGCAACTGCAGTTACAAGTGCTAAAGCTTTAGTACCAGCATTACCACTACTAGCATATGTTCCTGAAGTATGTCCATCATCAAGTCCAAAGAATGCTTGAATGTGCCAAGTAGGACCCATTGAATCCCTATTATTATATGTCATACCACTAGCAGAAGCATACAGAGAATTATTTCCATCATTATAGTAATCAGTCCATTGAGTATTCTGTAAAAATACATCAATATTATATCCACTTACTTCACCAGAACCTGAATTTTCATAAATTACACCGTAAGTATATTTCCAGTTTGTATTATAAGTATTTGGTGTTGTATCGGTATAATAACTTGTTGATCCAACTAAAGTGTGTCTCTTATAATCACGTTCATAATTGGTGTATCCACATCTATCTACAGTGCCGTAAGTTACCGCATTATTTAATGCTACAAAATCTGGTATTTGTTTTACCGTTAAAATAAAATCAGTATATGAATTATATGAATATGGAGTACTGATATGATAAAATCCTAAATTACTTAAATTAAGTGGCCAATATGAAGTACTATTACCACCAGAACTGTAAATAATGTTTCTTGATATATATGTCCCAATATCAACTGCTTGTCCAGTAAATAATGTTGCCGGAGTGTATCCAGGATTATAATAATATCTGGCCATGTTCGATCCAGATGAATTCTGTAAAAAGAAATATGCATGAGATTCACCCCAATAAAACTCTTGAGTTATATTTGTTCCATAATTTGAACTGGGACTAATAGTCTGATCATTATACATGTAGTATTCACTAGTACCACTATAATTCATCAGTAATCTGCTGTGATCCTGAGCAGTTTTCATTGTTGTTACCTGACCTTCGCACCAAGTCTTTGCAGCATTATATACTGCAGTAATAGTAGTTGAACTATTTGGGTTAGAGGGAGTAGTTGAAGTTCCTGGAATAGCACCACCACTACCAGCAGATACTGTTATTTCCTGATCGTTATATAATCCGTGAAGTGCTAAGTAAATATCATCAGAACTTGTATCTACATATGCATCACCATCAGGAGCATTACTAGTTGTAGTATTCGTTAATGTCAGTTCTTTTTTACCAACAGTATTTGTAACATATACACTGGTATTTGTACTGAATCCGTGTGCATAATCAGTGGTTACTGTCAGTGTGGATGGGTTTGCACCATCGGTGTTGATTCCTTCAAATTTATCATAAGAAATAGAAGAACCAGTGAAGAATGAACCTGGAATAATTGTTGTATATGCTGTTTTTTGATTTCCAGTAGAAGATTGAACAGCAGATGCTTTGTAGTTAAAAGTAGATGTTGTTGGTACTTGTGTAATCAAATATTTTCCATTTGCTGTTCTTGAGGTTAAACCTCTAACTTCAATAGGGTCTCCAATAGATAAACCATGTTCCTCTGCAGTGGTTACGTTAATAGTTTCACTATTATTTGTAGCATTTACAGAAACAATCCCAGGAATAGACACACCAGGAGCTCTGGTATATGCTGAAGGGATATTATTTACAAGCTCTAAAGTTTCCCATTTAGTTGGTTGCAGACCGTATTCAAAGTCAGTATCAATAAGGTTCTCGGGTGTTGATACTCTTAACTTACTAACAGGATCTGTATATGTCTCTCCAAATTCTACTTTATCTTCTGGGATGTCTACAAAAATCTGCAGTTCATCACTGTCACTCATTGACGTGGTATCGTGCTCAAGAGTGATAGTAGTTTCATCATTGGTGGAATTATATGATACCGTTCCACCTTTATTAGGATCCGCAAAATTATAAACGATGACACCATCAGTTACATTAGTAATCAGCTGAAGTTTTCTCAGCTTAAAATTACCATCAATAACGATTGTTTTTGCTGATGCATCAAATGTATAATTATAAATTAATTTTTTTGCCATTCTATTGAACCGTCCCGTTTAGATATTTAGTTAAAATCATCCGAGTGCAATTGCAAAAGCAATGGCATCGTTTTGAGTAGCAACTTGACTACCACTAACGGTAGCAGTTCCTGTGATATTAATGTTTCCAGTTCCTGTAATATTATTGCTGTTGAGATCTAAATTTCCACCAAGTTGTGGTGAAGTGTCATTAACAACAGTCACATTTGTAAGACTTACATTAGTAAATGCAACAAGTTCAACAATATCATTAGCAGATGCACCAGTTCCTAGTGTAACTGTCGTTCCATTTGATGCCGTAAATTCTGTAGTATCAAGTCTAGAACCATTCAGATATACATCAAGGTATCCAACACTGTAACTTATAGTCCCTGATGCTGGGAATAAAGTTTGGCTTTGAGTTGCAACATATCTATTTACTGTTCTGGTTGAAGAACTACCTCCTCCTCCACCACCAGAAATATTTGCAGTAGAGATTGTAGTAATTCTTCCATTCGCATCAACAGTAATAACCGGTGTTACAGTAGAACTACCATAAGTTGCTGCGGAAGCACCAGTGAGTCCGGTTAAATTTGAACCAGAACCAGAAAATGATGTTGCACTTGCGATTCCGGTTATTGTAACTCCAGTGTTTGCGGTTTTTATCTTTTCAGATCCATAGTAGAAAAGTTTTGCTTCACCAGTGCTTCCATCAGCACGGAAATAATCTGCAGTACTACCAGAACCATTGTCAGTTTGGATAATAACATCATTGTCATCATTGTGACAATTAAGATAAAGATCACCCTGATCAGAATATTGAGTGATATAGCTGTTATTTCCGTTATGCCATATTTGCAAGTCTTGACCCGCACCAAATCTTAGTCTGTTATTAGTATTACCAGAACTATCACCAAAATCAATTGTGTTTCCGTTTGTTTCTAATGTTCCACCAAGTTGTGGGGTAGTATCTTCGACAACATTGGAGATTCCACCACCTCCACCACCACCTCCAGAGGTGGCAACAGTAGAGATTCCTGTGATTCTTCCATCAGAATCAACTACAATAACAGGTGTTGCACCAGCAGATCCATAAGTTGCTGCAGAAGCGCCAGTTAATCCAGTAAGACTAGAACCATCACCTGATGGAGTTAAGTAATCAGTTCCTGCTGTTGCTGCAGAAATAGTTCCACTACCATTTGCCTTAACAATACCATTGATAGCACCAACAACAGGATCTGTTTCTGTATAAGAAGTTAGATATGTATTAGTATCTTCAGTTCCATCTGCTTTTAAGAATCCACCACTATTACTTGACTTAACAAATGATGTTGCAGTTGTAGGACCAATAATACTTGCACCAGTATTATTAAGTATAATATGACCACCTGCTAGTGTTGCAGAAGATCCAGAGAACGATGTGGCAGTTACAACACCAGTAATATTTGCACCTTTCAGACCATCAATCTGATAAGGAGTATCTACTTTATTTGAGTTTACCTGAACAGCATTACCCATGTATCCATGAGCACTACATTGATAATGGAGAACAGTTGGAGTAGTGTCAGTTACAACAATCTCAGTGTATGTTGCTGTTGAGGTAACATTTGTGGTATATGATGTAGTCTTGTCTGCTTCAAGATAGAATCTGAATGGGTGACTTGTCATGTCACTAGAACTCAGAGTAAATCTATAAGTTCTACCAGGAGTAAATGTGAGGAACGGAGATTCCACCCCATCAATTAGATAACCATTACTACTACCCGAACCGTTATATCTGTGTGCTGCAGTCTTAGCAGCAACTGTTACTGCATAGTTAACTGTAGTTCCGTGTGGTGCTTGTAGATAATCAAATCCTGCAAATGCATCTGCTGTGTTAATACCAGTGACTACAATACCATCAGTAGTGGTTTCAAGTTTTTTACTGTCATCATAATAAAGATCTACTGCACCAGTAGAGTGTGTGAGAATTCTTTTTGATCCACTCTTATCGAGCTTAATATTATCACCACGGATAAACAATGTTCCACCAGTTGTCTGATAGTCTATCCCAACATCACCACCAGTTTCATATATCATTAAATCATTATCGTCACCGATGTATAAGATATCATCATCTAAAAGATGAACATTACTTTGGAATGTAGAAACACCAGTTACATTAATACCACCAGCAGAAACATTAATACCACTTCTTGCTGTTATCAGACCAACCGAATCAATATTGGTTACATCTTCATAGGTAAGTGTTCCACCAATCGTGACATTGCCACTAAAGGTTGCTACCCCAGTAATGTTTAGATTACCAGTTCCAGTAATATCTTTGGAGTTTAGATCTAAGTTACCACCAAGTTGTGGTGTTGTATCTTGGGAAATATCTGTTAGATAATCTGTTCCTGCTGTTGCTGCAGAAATTGTTGTGCCATCAGACTTAACAATTCCATTGATAGCAGCAACTACAGGATCAGTTTCTGTGTAAGAAGTTAGATACGTAGAACCATCAACAGAACCATCTGCTTTTAAGAATTGAGATGAAGTTCCACCAGATTTTACTAATGATGTTGCAGTTACAACACCAACTGATAGACCAGTGCTACTAGTATTACCTAAACCCAAAACATCATTAAGAGTTTGAGTTTCAGTGTAAGAAGTCAAGTATGATTGAAGGTCACTGATTTGGGATTCAGTGATACTCAGTGCTGCCTGGTGTTGTGTTACAGAACCTTGAGTAATGTTAGCATTGGGCACATTAGCCCAAACAACAGCAGAACTTAAATCATTAGTTTCGGTAAAACTAGTAAGATATGTGGAAGTATCAACAGAACCATCTGCTTTTAAGAATTGAGATGAAGTTCCACCAGATTTGACAAATGACGTAGCAGTTGCAATACCAGTAATTACAATACCATCATTAGTGGTTTCAAATTTCTTGGATCCATCGTAGTAAAGTTCACTGGCACCATCACTAATAAACTTTGCAAGAGTTTCTGGATTGGGATCGATCTCATTATCTTGATGTAAAAATACAATATTAGAATTAGTAATTAATTGTAAATTACCTGTTCCTCTGTCAGCAAGTTTAGTGTTAGTTCCATTATGATAAATTTGAAAATCATCATCAGCACCAAAACTTAGTCTATCATCAGTAGTAGAAGTGCTATCTCCAAAATCAATATTATTTCCATTAATGTCTAAGTCACCACCCAATTGTGGTGTTGTGTCATCAGAAACTTGAGCAAGTCCGCCACCAGATCCAGAAGTAGTTACGGTTGAAATGTTAGTAATTCTTCCGTTAGCATCAACTGTTATGACAGGTGTCAGTCCAGTGCTTCCGTAAGTTGCTGCAGAAGCACCAGTAAGTCCCGTTAAACTAGCACCTGAACCGGCAAATGAAGTAGCAGTTACTGTTCCATCAACATCCAGTTTTGTGGTTGGTATTTCTGAACCGATACCAACATTACCAGAAGTAAAATATGCGTTATATGTATTTGTTCCCGTACCAACTCTAAAAGGGTTGATGGCAATAACTGTGGTTCCAATACCTACATTTTTGGATGCGTAGAGATATCCATCATAGGTATTAAGAGCTATCTCACCTAAAGGAACCTGATCTGGTGTAGGAATCTTATTCTCTACAGAAGACCTTTTCAGTCTAATTTTTGGATCTGCCATCTATCCCTCAGTTGGTATATACCATTTTCCTAGTATATACTAGGAGTGTTAAAGATATTTATTAATATTCTTCAGTAGATTTTGCAGATCTCTTTGGTTTTTTTTCTAACTCTGATATCTTTTGATTCAAAGATTCTATAGTCTGTCTATACTTCAACTCTCTTGCTTCTAAGGCAATATTTTGATTCATAAAATCAAAAAGTTTACTTTGATAGACAGAAATCAAATTCGTATAATCTTGTTCATCCATAATGTCAGAATGATCCGCCGTCTATCGTTGCATTAGTAATAACTACTTCTCCACCACTACAACCAATAACTTCAACTGTAGAACCAGTGCATCCACTTACATACAGAGAAGCAACTTCTAATGCACCACCAGTATTATTGGTCAGAACACCGGTAGATTCTGAAACATCAGCAGAAACAACAACCCTTGAAGTGCTATCATCCCAGAATACTGCTGCTTTCTTAGCACTACCAGAATAGTAGTTAAACAGAACACCAATGTCTTTATTAAGATCTGATGTTGGTACAGCACCATCGACCATACCCAGATCAAGAAGTTGGTCTTCAATGGTTGTGGTTGCAGTATTTACCTGAGTAGTAGAACCATTAACATAAAGGTTACCAGTAACAGTCAGGTTGTTAGAAACAGTAACATCATTTGGAAGACCAATTGTAATGGTCTGGTTTGATGCGACAGTCTCAATCTCGTTAGTAGTACCAGCAATCGTAAGTGATTGTGAATCTAAATCAACTGCACCAGTTCCAGAATCACCAGCAACATCAAGATCTTGTGCTGTTATATTAGTGTCAACGTAGTCTTTAACTGCTGCTGATGTTGGTAGAGTAGTATCGTTATCATTAGAACCAATACCTTCTGCTTCAGTTACAAGAGTTGCTGCAGCAATTTGAGTAGTTGTAATATCACTTGCAGTAATAGTAATAGCATTATTAGATACTGAAGTATCAATACCATCACCACCAGTAAATGTTAAAGTCTCTCCGGTGTTGAAAGTGTCATTAGATCCACTATCAGCAGCAAGAGTAAATGATGATGATGCTGGTGCTCCGAATGATAAGTTTCCTGCACCATCAGTTTTTAAAATATCATTTGCACTGCCATCCGTTCCTGGCATTACAAATGTTACAATACCAGCAAGAGCATCTGGTGATTTGAGTGTAAGGAAAGAAGTTCCGTTATTTGTACCTTCTACAAGGTTAACTCCACTGCCTTTTGTTGCAGAGTTTACTGACCAGTATCTACCAGAACCAACAAATTGGTTGTTTGCTGATGTAGAATCAATACCCACATAAAGATCATAACTATCAGTAGTAAATCCAGGTTCACCTGCCTTAAGTCCAGGAAGGTTGGCTAGAATACCTCTTTTAAACTGAATTGTTGGTGAAGGCATCTTTTTATTAGTCTGTACTATCCAGTAAGACTATTTATAAAAATATCGTATTAATTAAAACGTTCCACCACTTAATTCAGAAAATGCCATATTATCTGTATCTACACTTGCATTAACATTTGATGAAAATCCTACAGGTGTTGATGTAAGTGCAGACTTGACTAAAATGCCGTCAGCAGATACAACATCAATTTTACCAGTAGTATTATTATATCTCAGAACATATTTATTTTTAGTACTATCAAGGGTTGATAAATCAGTATCTACTAAATCTCTTATTCTAGTTGGCATCAGAAACCTCCTCCATCTAGTTCGTCTATTTGTGTTGCAAGATCAATATCTTGTTCTAATTGAGTAATAAATTCATCAGGTAATGCATTATCTTCTACTGCTGTCTGAAGAACATTATCCGATGATATCAAAACAAATTTATCAGTCACACTATCATATGAAACTAAAAGTCCATCTTTAGATTCATCTAGAGTCCCAAAGGAAGTGTCTCCCATCTCCTTAATAACCGTTGGTTGCCTAACGGTATCAACACTTTGCTTTACTTGCGTCTTCTTTATACTTGCTCTAGATGCTGATGATGGTTTTCTAATAATTGGCATGACTTTAATTAGTAGTAATACCTGCTGTTACAAATGCCATTCCCTCAACCATTCTGTTGACTGCTCCACTTGGAGATTCTAGTCTAACATCATAAACATATCTTCCAGGATCTAATCCTACAGTGACTCCAGAAGTCATTGCAATAGAAACTTCTCCTGTAGAGGTTACGATAGAAACTTGAAATGCTGTAGAAGTGGTTGCTGCGGAATGTTTTTTAATTCTAGCAGTTCCAGTAAACCCAGCCAAAGGTGTCAAAGATCCATCAGATTCTTTAGATACAAAAGTTTCAGAAAAATCTGCACCTTGAGGAATTGTTATATTAAAAACTGGATTGACTGCCATCGTTCAAATATAATTTTAACTATTTATTATCTTCCTTAAGTCCGTCCTTTAGCATCTTTGCAAGGTCTGCAGTTGATCCAACAAACAATGCATTATTGACTGTAGATGGTCCTTTGACTTGCTTTTCTTCCTCTACATCTTTTAGTTTCTTTTGTAAGTCCAAAAGTTTGTCAGTTGCGTCTGCGACATTCTTAATAAGTTGTCCTGCAACTTCATATGCTCTTGGCATCTCACTTTCCTGTGCAAGTTCAAGGACACCATTCAAAGCTTCTTGTCCTTTTTCAATAATTGAATAGAGATTACCTCTAGTATACTCATAATCTTTTTTGATATCATCAACCGAATCTTTTAACTTCTCAACTTTCTTTTCTA